TAAGTGTTCGGGCATCCGTGGGTCAAAACTCACGAAGTCGCACCAACTTCTGTTTGTACACGCCATTTGCCACTGCATTTGGTCGTAATACTTCTTTGCGGGTTCATCACCAAGTAGTGTGTCGATATGGGTTGCCGTGTTGGGACACTTAATCTCTAGGCATCCATCATCACTTACCAAGCCATCAGGAGAGGCGGCAGACATAGAAATGGTTGGATGGTCAATAGCACCTACCTGATCTACCATATTGCCTGTTTTAGCCTCGTATGCGGCACGAGCATAAATTTCCTGCTCAATTCCCCACTCCATAGCTGCATTGGTGTAGGACTCTGCCACTTGGTTTGTCATGCGCTCTACTACGAGTTGAGCCATGTAGTTAGCCCTGCTGGTGCTATAGCCTGACTTAGTTTTAGCAACAATGTCAGAGATACGGGAAGCAGTAGCTTTGCCGCAACGCTGTTTAAACCATTCGGCAGAGAGTTGTTCAATATCGCTCATGCTTCCCTCGCTTTCAGCATTGCGTCTGCGACTTGATAAGCACCTATTGCAACTTCTTTATAAAAACGCTGGTCTGATCCACTTCCAACCTCATCTAAAAAAGATTGCATAGCCTTTGCCGCAAAGTAGTCCCGCAAAGTCATGCCAGCCTGTGCGTGATGAATAAATTCATCAGTTTCGCTATGTGGTCGAGCAAATGCCGCTTCTAAATTCTTTTTCATTTCAATGCTCCTTTACGTTTTTCTTTGGCATCAATCACTTTCTTTTGCCAACTTTTATCACCAGCGCAAGCAGCGTAAGCAGTGCCGTATACATCTTTTAATTCCTCTAAAGTTGATGCGGCATCAATTGCCGCTAAATGGTCAATCATCATGCCTACATCTATATCTGAGACTGAGTCACCCTCTGGCAAATCTTCTCCAGCATAGATATACAGACCCAAACCATGCAGCGACAAAGCCTTAGTCATGCAGCGCATGATGGCGGTATTGATTGCAAATGCGTCAGGGTTAGGGATTGCTTTGTTGCGGTAGTCCATTACTGGAAGCTGGCAAGTCATTGGTTTGCCAAACATGGTGACTGTGACAAACACCATTGCTGTGCCGTTGATGTCCATGTAGCACTTGTCGTTAAATATCTCTACTCTGTAAGTGGCTTTTGGGTCTGCCTTTAGTGCTTCAGCCCATGCCCACGCCCATGAGAGATAGGTTAGGTTGGCTTTCTTTTCTGTATGCTCATTTACATTCTTATTGAGCAACATTAACACTTGTTCTTGATTCATATTCACTCCTGTTTAAAATTTTGAAAAGTTTTTGAAATGTTTGTGTTGTTTGAATCCGTATAAACGAATTCGGGGTCAGTCAGTTTCTTAGTCGGCAATACCTTTCTTATGTTTGTTGAAGATTGTTTGGGCAATAGAGAATTGGGTATCAAAATCAAAGTCTCTAAGTTTGAACCAATTTCCTGAACAGAAGCAGATCGGCGCAGTCGCAATTTTAGGTTTTGTGCAAAACTGGCAAAAATATTCATTTTGGTTGTCCTCTAAGATTTGACCTACTGAGTTTTTCATTTTCATATCAACCCCTGTATTCGTCTTTCAGCCACATGGTTCTAACAGTACGCAGTTCTTCATCTTCATCAATTGAAGGAGTCATTGTCTTGCTGTGCAAGAAAAACTCAGCCCTGCGAATCATCTTGTTCTCAATGCGCTGCTTGATGAGTTGGAAGGCGTAGTCCCAATCGTTGTACTTGATGGCGAGAGGGATAGCTACAGAGCCTTGTATGGCATCCATGATGTCATCATCATTGAGTTCTTGATAGGCTATCCACTTAGCCTTGTCGAGTTTGTCAGTCATTGAAAAACTCCTCAAAAAACTGCTCGACTTGTTTTTCAACAACGGCAAATTCAGCTTCAGACAATTCGTCTGTAATGTCTTGAGAAATGTTTGCTACATTATTTCTAAATATTAACGACCAGCAAAATCTGTTATAGATGCCGTCTTGTGGAGAGTATTCTGCGTCTAAGTCGCATTCAACAATAAGTTGATAATCTTGATTGTCTGGATTATCTTGATTATCTTTATCTATCCGTATGTAACATAAATCAAACTTGTTTAACTCGAATTCCATATTGAAGCCCTTTGAAGTGGTTGGTAGAGAATCTGTAGTGTTGCACAGAATGTAGTGTTTAACACTAGGATATACCCTAATTGCGTTGTTTGTATAACACTACACAATCCATCCCTCTATGCCAAGACCTAAATCAGACTTAACTGGACAGACAATTTACGTTGCTGTACGCACTACGCCCTCTCTCAAAGAGGAGTTTAAACGACTTGGTGGGGCTTCATGGCTACGCCGATTCTTAGCAAATTCTATTGAAAAACACCAGCAACAGAAAAAGACTTGATACAATGTTTTGAAACGTGGCTAGGGTAGCTCCTGAAAAGTCGATTCTTCACCGACCTGCCAATGGCTCGCAGTGCCTCGTATTCGATAGGGTCAAACTTCACTACTACACCCTTTTTATCTTCAATCTCAGGCATGGCACTGTCTCCAGTATTCGGCAATCAATAGGGATTCTGCTTTGTGAATGTCCTTTTTTAGCTTAAGTGTGCTTTTTGCCTTTGGAAATAACTCCCTCGCCTTGTCCAATGCTTCGTTTTTGTCAGCAGTTAGCCCAAAGTGCTTTTTCCAGCGTTGAGGGGTTACTAGGTGAAGAGGGTAGTTTGTTAACTCGCAAACGGCACTTATGACCCCAACAGCCCTACCGAATGCAAAGGTGCTGCTAACCCCTTGGTTTGGCATTGAATGAACCTGTTCCATGCAAATCTCTGCGCCTATTTTGGGGTCAACAATGGATAGGATTCGACTTTTGAATACAAGCGCAAGAATGTGTTTGTCTTTGTGGTCAATCATAAAAGAATCAATATATTCGCCGTTGTGGTCTATTGCACCCAATGCACCATTTGCAACACCAGTATCGATACCTATGTAAATCATTGATTTCCCTTAAGATTATTCATTCGCCTACGCAAATCATCAACTGCTGCTTGACCACGCTTTTGCTGTATGTCGTACAAGGTCTGCCGCCACCAACCTGAAGCATTGATTGTCCCAAGGTCGTATTGTTTCCGCTTGTGCCTCGCAATCCACTCTTTCGCTTCGGTGTTCTTCAATGTCTCCAGTAATTGAGAGCATTCGTGTGGTGTCAAGGTAGCTAAATTCCTTGGTTTCTTTGTGTCTGTCCAAAAGTCGATTGGCTTCATGTTTTGTCATGCTACTTTACCTCGCAAACCTTCTCTAATCATTTTCAGTATTTCAGGGTTTGGTTTAGACAACCTAGCATCCTCATCAAGTTTTTGTAGCGCAGGGTCACGCCCTGTGCTTGCGGGTACTGTCGTTCTTGCAATGTCAGCCTGTTTAAACACTTGCTTTTGGTTTCTTACCCAATTACGCCAAGTTGCTTGCCAATCCAGCTTTGTAGAGCCTGAACCCGCTTTTGCACTCCAGTAATCTCTAAACTGCTCTCCTACGCTCTGCAAGTTTAAATCGGGTCTTTCCTGTCTAGCCCAATCTTCCCATTCCTTTGGCAAAACAAAATCAGCAGAGAGGCGTGAGCCTCTTGTGGACTTTTTTGCTTCTGTCTCTCTCTTTGTCTCTGTCTCTGTCTCTGTCTCTGGTCTAGCATCTTGCAAGCAGTCTGCTAGCACTCCGCTAGCAATCTCAAAGAATCCCTTATCAATCAATGGCTTAACACCATCATCATATTCCTTCTTGGTGATATGCAGTCTAAACATGAGGTCATCGACTGAACCATCAAAAACACCATTTTTGGACTCTGATGCTAGCAACCACATCAATGGTGCTAGCGCCTTGCTAGCAATCGGCAAGCACATAAATGTTCTGTCGTTCAGGGTTTCACGATGGAGTTTTATCCAAGGTGGATTGCGGTCTTTATAGTGCTGGAATACAGCCCAATTTTTGGGTATAAGTTTCATGCTAAACCTCACGTTGTCGGTTGTCGTTACTGGATGAAACATTGGCAGGGCGGTAACGAATCGCCTTTTCGGGTTGCATTCCCTAGCCACGTTTCAAAACATTGTATCAAGTCTTTTTCTGTTGTTGATGTTTTTCAATTGAATTTGCTAAGAATCGGCGTAGCCATAAAGCCCCACCAAGTCGTTTAAACTCCTCTTTGAGAGAGGGCGTAGTGCGTACAGCAACATAAATTGTCTGTCCAGTTAAGTCTGATTTAGGTCTTGGCATAGAGGGATGGATTGTGTAGTGTTATACAAACAACGCAATTAGGGTATATCCTAGTGTTCAACACTACATTCTGTGTAACACTACAGATTCTCTACCAACCACTTCAAAGGGCTTCAATATGGAATTCGAGTTAAACAGGTTTGACC